AATCAACCTCTCTGACGAGTACGCCTGGAGATAATTGAGGAGTCGCCATGTTTTTCTCCGTAAATCTCAGTTAACTAAAAATTATTTATTAAAAAGTTACTTTACGTGGAAGGAAACATGACGTGAATATCTACCAATCAGGATATTCGGTCTCTAGAAAGTGATGATTTATTTTTCTAGAGTCTACTACTCTTTTTATAGTGCATTCTTTACACTCATATGAATATGAAGATGCCACTGGTCCTCTATCTTTTCTTGTCCTATAAAACTCTCCTACTAAATTTTTCATTTCGCCACAAGTTCTGCACTTTCGATCTGTTAATAGTAAGTGACCTAATCTTATCTGCTTATCAATGTCCATTATGATAGATATTCCCACATATACGCACGATCTCCATATTCATCAGTAAACCAACGATCACCATCATTATCAACAAAACTTGTATCATCTAAACCATCTGCAATAAATCCAAAAGGAGACATATCCTGTTCAATTTGATTTTTTTGCTCTTCATATAAACGTTTTCTAACATCTTGATCAGTAAGTTCTTTAAAATAATCTTGAGCAACCAACCAAGCATAGATTACAAGACACATTGCTAGGTCATCATTACAACCTTCCTCTGCTTCAAATGAATTATGCTTTTGAATGAAAGTTGTTAACTCACTCATTATTTCATAATCTTTGAAGAGAAGTTTACTCTCTTCGATCATTGTTTTTAAGTTCAGACACCCTACTTTTTTAACGGTCTTGGACATTTTTACGCCCAACTGAGTTTTCTTTCCAGAGAATCCTTGACCAACAATCTGACCTGCTCTTCCTCTCATGGAGCACATAAGAAGATTATTATACTCTAAATCATAATGAATAATTGATGCTACTTGATCACCAACATCATTAACTTCGCATAGAATATATGCATTGTTATAATTTTTCGCTACATCTACAACAATGCTTGGAAACAACATAGGTTTAATTTCATTGTTTCTATATTTTGCAACTACTTGGTGTGGAAATGTAGTGATGTCAATTACAGTGAATGCTGAATAATCGTTTCCTACGCCTCTAGCAACGTCTACAGTCATCAAGTAATCGTGATTGTCAATAGAGTCCTCATGAACGTCTAGACCACCACTGCTGGTCTTTGGGTGGTCATATACGAGAGATCTGAGTTTACTTGGTGCAATGAGAGTATCGACAGATCCTAAGAATTCGCATTCAAACTCAACTTTGAACTGTTGTTCTGATGTGTTTGCAATCGTTTGTTTTTTCCATTCCTCATCTCTACCTGGAACTTCACTCCAATGAACATCGGTAAAGACATATTCGTTTTTACCTTTTTCTGCATCATGCCACATTCGGTAGAAGTGATTCATACCGTGAGGTGTAGAAACTATAATAACCTTAGTTTGTTTACCTGAAGTAATTGTAGGATAAACTGATGCAAAGAATGAATCTGCAATGTGGTTTGGAACGAACGCAAATTCGTCCAAGAATAGAATGTTGAATGACATTCCTCGAACAGCAGATGCAGAGGTTGATGCTGCTAAAATCTTAGAACCATTTTCAAGTTCTAAAGAACCTTTGTTCCAAGAGATAATACCTTGTTGCATCCACTTTGGAAGATTTTCATAAGCAGTCTGCAATCGGTCTAATAGTTCTCTTGCAGTTGCCGCTTTGTTGGCGAGGATGCCGATGTTTACATTATCATTAAAAACTGCATAGTGAAGCAAAAAAGATACCACAGTGGTTGACTTACCAGTCTGTCGTGGCATTTTACAGATATTGAATCTGTGATTGTGAAAGTTATTAATTAATCTCTCTTGAAAATGATATGGTTTAAAAGTTTGTAGACCGTGATCCAATGTTACAATCTTTACATAATTATTTGCAAAGTAAACCGGATCATCCTTACACTTAACAAACTCAAGAATTTGTTCTTGAGTAAATTCAATAGGAGTATTTGCTTTTTTTAAAAGCGGATTACCAAGATATACATCACTCATAATAAACTCTACTTATTAGTTACAATTCCAACGACGAAGTGCTTTGTTAATATTGCTGTCGGGATCTCTTGCAGTTTTTGCTGAAGTTAGTTTGGACTTCATACCTTTCATACGACGACAGAATGAAGCACGACGCTTTGCTCTTTTACCTTCTGGATTTTTCTCAGTTACTGCAGTCTGAAGTTTTGAACCTGGATTTTCTCTACGATAAGCAGAAACTGCGGCTTTACTTAATCCAGCAGTCCTATCTTGACGATTAACTTTCTGCCAATCTTCATCAAACTCAACTTCTTCTTCCATTGGTTTTACATAATTTTTATTTGGTCCTGGTTTAGCATTACTACCACCCTGTGGACCACAAGCCTGAATAATTGGTTCACCTGAAGTAAATTCAGATACTGAATGATAAACTACCTTTGAACCTGGATAAACCTTTTGAAGTTCATCATTAATTTCTTGACGTGAAGGTGTTTTGATTTGCGGAAAGAACATTCTTAAAGAATAATATTTTCCTCTCCACATTAAAGTGACAGCAATAACATTACCTGTTTGCGCTTGAAGTCTTGTTGCCTCATCAACCTGAGATTTAAATCCTTTAATTGGTTCTGGTTGAATCAAATCTACTACCTCGGCAAAAGTATTTCCGTTAGCATCTTCAATAGTTACATTCTCCGCTTTTACACAATTTGGATATCTTTTTCCAAACATAGTTTTCATACCTTTCTTTTTATAACCAGACCAACACTTTTCAGATAAAACATCATCTAAAATTTTATCAACTAATTTTTGTTCTTCCATCTCACCACTTGCAATATAATCTGCTGCAGTATCGATATAATCCGCTGCTTTAGTTATTTTTGACTGAACCCATGCTTCTAGATCACCTTCTCCTTTACCAACTTTTACTTTAAGTCTCTTTACTGCATCTTCAATCGTTTTAAGTTCCGATCTTGCCATTGAATATTCTTCATCTTTTACGGAGACTTTATCCCATGCTTTTCCTCCGTAAGAGCATTCAGATCTTGTTTCTCTTTTATCACATAAAGGACAATATCTTTCTTCTTCGTGCATAGTTTCCTCCGATTTTGTTCCCCAGTTTGCAGCACCAACTTTACGACACTTGACAAGTGCTCCTGATGCATATGCACTTGGCCAAACATCATACCTAGACTTTACTTTATGGTAACAGGCGTCTTTTTTGCCACTACCTTTACCTGGTTTGTCCTTTACTTCTTGTAAGTCCATTTCTTCAGTTCTAACGTTCGTTGGTCTTGCTGCACCAGTTTTTTGTGGTTGGTTTGGATCTTGAATATTTTTTCTACGTCTTGCTGCTTCCTCTTCTTTAGCACTTAAATCTCTTTTTATTTTAGAACTTCCGCACTTTGGTGTTGAAGTTTGTCCAGGTTGACGAGCACATGGTTTACCTGACCACTTTCCTCCAAGTTGAACCCATCCTTTTTTGCCATCTGATGATTTTGATTTTCCAAACCAATCATGAAGACCTTCATCTCCAGATTTAGTTTCTTCTTTTAACTTTGCAGGAATTGAGTATATATCCCAACATGTAGGACCATACTTACATTCACTTCTTAACTGAACTTTTTTGCACTTTGGGCAGTATCTTTTATCAAGTTCTAAGTGTACAGAATGTGCGTTATGATATTGGATTGGAGAATCCATATCATCAACACCATCAACATCTTCTTTGACATCTTTAAATTTTTTATGATGCTTTTTAGCATCTGCTTCCATTTTTTTTAAACGAGTATAATAATCTGGAATTTCATCAAGATGTTGAAGAGCAATATCTCTGGCAAGATCATGATCTTTTGTATGTTCATGCTCAATTGGTTCGCCCATTTCAAGTTGCTTCTGTATAAAAGAAACATCAAGACGATGCTTCTTTGCAATTTGCTCAACTGTTTTATGTGACTTGATCTTGGGCATTATTCAACTGGTTTTGATTTAGTCTGCTCACCTTTTGCTCTTTTTCTTCTCGCTGCACAATGAGCACGTTGAGAGAATCCTTTCGGATTTGAGCAATCAATACTCTTTTTATATTTATTACTCCAGTCTTCTTGAAACTGTTTAAACGTTTTCATTTTCCGTTTGTTGTTTTAATAGTTTTGCTAATTCTGCTGTAGATCCGACAAAAAGTGCATTATTGACAGTGGTTGGTCCTTTTCCTACCTTTTCTTCTTCAATATCTTTAAGTTTCTTTTGGAGATCCATTAACTTATCGGTTGCATCTGCTACGTTCTTAATCAATTGACCGGCAACTTCATAAGCACGAGGCATCTCACTCTCTTGTGCTAACTCAAGAATGCCATTAATTGCTTCTTGACCTTTTTCAATAAGTGAGTATAAATTGCCTCTAGTATAATCATAATCTTTTTTAATATCATCAACTACTGTTGATATTTTTTCAATCTTTTCAATAACTGCCTCTGATTCAACGGGAACTATCTCACCATCGACATTGAAGGTTTCATTTAATTTGTCAAACTTTTTTGTCATTTTCATAACTTATCAAAAAACACTTCCACTAAATCCAAAATCATCACTTTCTTCGACAAGTGCATTATCTGCAGTAGTGATTGATTTAACTTGAGATCCTGCCAAATGCGCTGTAATTGTTGTGTTATCTCTTCCACGATCAACAGTAAAAACATTTCCAGATTTAGAAGTCACATAAACCTCTTCTCCTTCCAGATCAAGATATGTATTTACTGAAATTGCACTCGCATCATTTACAGTAATTAAAGTATCTGTAGTCGATATATCATTAGTCAAGTTAGTAATGATAGTTCCTGTATAATTTTTAATTGCTCTTGGTTCTGTAGAGTATACGACTTCTCTTGTTGGTGAAGTTGTAAGATCTCCAGCAACATAACCAATAGTTGCTTTTTTGATAATATCTCTTGTTGCAGAAGAAACAGGACCAAAAATATAAGTTTTAGCAGTAAATCTTAATGTATAAATTAATACTCTTCTTGTAGTAAAATCACCTTCATAGTCATCTTGCATCGTAATATTTTCAAGAACTACAGGAATATCTCTTTTTTCATTAATTGTATCAACTAAATCAACCGTCATCGTGTATGCTGGTTGAAAATATGGTAGAATTTGTTCTACAATTTGAAGAGCATCATCATTTAATTTGCACATAATACTCAACTCAAACTGCATATTATAAGGAACAGGAAGATATGCTTTTTTGGTTTCAGTTCCGTCTGCTGCAGATTTAGCAGTAAAGTATTGTGTAGTTGTTGATTTTCTTGAAGAATCATAAATCAGTCCAGTAAATTCAAATGACATTCTTGGTAATGTAATTTGAACTGGTTTGTTTAAATTTGGAGACTGATTTAATCTAGCAAGAAACTTTTGAGTTGGCCCATATGCAAGAGGAACCTTAATAACACTAACAGTATCATTAGAATTATTTGTATGTTTAATGCTTATCTCATTAAATAGAGAACCAAAAGCAATTACAGTTCTTCTTAAAATTTCGTGATAAAAATATTCAAACATATTGATACTGCTATTTTACCAATTAATAACAAGTATTTATATTATCTACGGCATTCCGAATGGATTTGTTTCGTTAAAATCTATAATACCATTCGCTTCTTCCTCAATTTCTTCATTTGCCACATATCCGTCATTAACTGGAAATACATCTATAGAACGTAAGTAATGTGAAGCACTTGAAGCAGAACCTACGATATTTTCTCCAGTTACAAACTCACCATCAACGTTTGAAACTTGAAGAATGTTAGTAATAGAATTCCAAGATTTAACCCTTGCAGTTACTCCGCTTTGAGATCCTGTTACAATTTCATTAAATATAAAGTTTCCTGTAGATGTCAACGCTGGATTTCCAATAGTAATTGTTGGTGCAACGGTGTATCCAAGTCCAGAATTTGTAATATAAATTGAAGTAATTGTTCCAGCAGCAGAAACAACTGCCGTTGCAGCCGCAGATACTGTGGATATTCCAGTAAGTGTAATTGGTGGTGGAGTTGCATATCCAGAACCAGCATTTGTAACTGTTATTATGCCAATAATACCATTTCCTATAGATGCAATGCCAGTTGCTCCTTTACCTCCACCGCCAATAAATCTTACCTGAGGAGAAACTGTATAACCATATCCTGCATTTGTAATTAATGCTTCTTGGACTGATTGTGCTTTTGGATTAATATTTGTATTGCAAACTACAATACCATCAATCATTCTAGCAATTGCAGTCGCTGTTTTTCCTCCAGATGGTGCGGAAGAAATTCCAACAGTTGGCGTGCTCGTATATCCGCCACCACGATTTGTAACTGTAATATATCTTATACCACCATTCACTATCGATGCCGTTGCCGTTGCAGTAGATCCAAAACCTACCATTGTAAGGTTTACTATATTTCCAACTGGAACTCTATCAGAATCTGTTGAATCATTTCCTCCAATAAGTTCGTCAATTTCATCTATACTTGTATCAATAACTTCATCCTCATACCTAAAGAGTTCACATCTAAGTTGATATGTATATAACCCTTGAAGTTGATAGAAAGGTTTTTCGTGTTCTACATATTTGACTTCAAATAATCTTTTACCTAAAGGAAAATAAATTAGATCTCCTTCCTTTGGTCTAGATGATACTTTTATATTTGGTTGATTTTGAACTAGAGGTGAAATGTAATTTTTAAATCTTTCTCTTGAAATAGTTAACGTTATTTCATTCAGGGCTTGAATTCCAAACTTTGATAATATAGTAGGATTGTCACTATATCCTTCATAGGTATCAACATATGCTTCGATTGGATATGCATTATTGAATTCAGATTCAATAACTTCTCTTATGACTGTTTTTTCGGTAATAAATTGTCTAGGTAGATAATGAACCTCAACGCCATACATCCTCAATTGTTCATTTATTAGATCCTGAATAAGACCCTGTTCTGTCTTAGAACCTTGAAGAAAGAATGGATTAAGCATATGATTAACCTATCATATCCAGAGGTGGAAGTTCGTAAGTGTTTGACATTTTTTCCATCAAAATATCAATCTCTCGTTGAGCATCATCATACATTTGTCTTCCATTTAATTCAACACCACCTGGAAGTTTAACTCCAGTAAATTTCATCATATTTTGTCCCCATTGCCTTTTAATCAGAGAAGTGAGGTATGGTTTTAAAAAGGAATCATTCCAGACTCTTGAATAATCATTAGGATCAAGAGTTGAGTAACAATCAATAATAAAGAACTGATCTGCTCTTACAGAACTCCAATCTATATCCAAATATAATCTATCTTGTCTTTTATTAAATCTTATCTGTTTTTGAGTATTAAGGAGAAAATCTAGATCTTCTAAGTATGTCTTAACCATCGCATAACTTAGAAGTTCAGTTGTACCCCAATAATAAATGTCATTCAGAAAAAGTTGATACTTTACACTAAACATATTATGTGTAATAGTATTTGCTCCATCAAAGATAAAAATCTTGTTTACTCCAATAATATTTGGAGGCATTTGAAGATAATTACTGTTTTCATAAAAGTTAAATGTAGTTGCAGTTCCTACTATATTTGCTGTTGCTGAAGTGCTTGCAATACCAACAGAACTAACTGCATTACTTGCAGTTCCTGCTCTTCCTCTATCAATGTCTGCTTGAGTTACTTTATACTTATAGAAGGTTGAATATACACCATCAAAGTGTCTTTCTTGAAAAAACTGAACAGCATCATCTACAAGATCTTCAATTTGCTCATCTGCAACGTTAATTTCCAAAACTGGAGCACCCAGTTTTCTCTTGCAGTAATCAATAAGTTCTTGCCTAGTAGATGGTTGTGCCATTAGATTTTAAAACCTGCAACTACTTCTTGTTGTTTAAAGTATAGTTTAATATAAGATTTTGCTAGATTTCTCAAAGTTTCAATATCTTCTATACTATCTATATCTCTAGAAAGTTTTTCATATTCAAATAATTTACTCATATTTTCTAGAGATATTTTATCAGGATCCATTTGCTAAACTCCTCAATAAATTTTTAATTTCATTCAAATCACTTTTTATTTCACTTACATCACTTTCAAGATTTTTGATTCTCTGTGATTCATTATATGCTTTTTTATAACTTTGAATGTATGCATTGTAACTATCAACATCAGTACTTACAATTCCATGAGAGTAAGTATCTCTTTCAAGATGATCCTTATCTTTTACTTTAATGTAATCCATATAAAAATTTATGCCTGTGGTGGAATTGGACCGGGTCTTGATGTAGCAATTGCTCTTAATTGCTTAACCAAAGGCGGAATTGCTTGATTGTCTCCAGCCATCACAATTTTAATTGAGAAAGCAGTAAAATCGGGTAGATCATCAATAGAATATTCATAATCTCTGAAAGATCTATCTGAACCAAATTCAACTTTAGAATCTGCGGATCCATCATTTCGAGATGCATCAATCACCCTCTTAATTCCTTGACCATCGACTTGATAATTTTTATAACCAGGGAATAATTCATAATTTTGAGAAATTGCTGAAGAATCTTCTCTAAAAATTCTATAAAGAACTCTTATATCATTGTTAGTAGTATGACTTGCAGATAAAAGAACCTTGATTGAATTTGCCGGAATTTTCAATCTTACTGGTTTTGAAATATAAACAGTTTCGTGTTTATCGTCATATAAAGATCTAACCGTATCTTCATTTGCATAATCAGAGGTATCATTCAGACCAACAGGACTATTAATTAAGTTAGAAGTTAATACTGTATTAACTTTAATTAAATCAATAACAGGAGATACTCTTGAATCTGCGGTATTCATCAAGAACTCCATGGTGAATGATTTATTTCCTGGCGATTCTGTTATGAATTCCTGTTCATTTACATCAGAACAAATCAATCTTGGAGAATCGAAATAAAATGTTGAGTCTAGAGGAATTGCAGTAAATCCTTTATCAGTGAAAGATTTCTCTGATCCACTTATACTAGTTCCGGTAAAGGTTCTTACTCTTGCATTAAGATTAGTCTTTCCGGGAATAATATAAGAAACATTTGGTGTAATTGCTTCGAATTGAATGTTATTTGTAATTACAGTTCCTGGTTCTCCAATTTGTGCTGTTTGTCTGAAGTATAAATTATTTGTACGATCAGATCCTATACCAACATTATCATAATCAGTATCAGAAGGATCGATCTTAATATGATAAGAATTGAGCGTTATTGGATGATTAGCATCGACTTCAGCAAAATTATGAACTTTATTAATTCTTCTTAATGAGAATCCATTAAACTCATACTTATAAACAGGAACATTAGCATTATAAGGTTGTGCTTGAGTCCCATCAACTCCTCTTTGAGTTACTGTAAGAGTGTTTGCACTTGCTGATGTATATTTAATGACTTCATAACCAATAATTGCATATCCTGGATTAGTTGCACTAACCGCAACTCCTTCAAAGGTTTCGAATCCTGTAGAAGAAATTACTGGAATTGATAATGCACTATTCGTAATTGCTTGAGAAAGTCTAGAATTAACTTCATTTTGAAGAGGTCTCATATCGCTAATTCTTACATAGTTTTCAGATGAATGCATACCATGATTCATCTGAGTAACTTTCATATGCAGTCCATCATAGTATGTGTCGGGAATAATTGATCCAATTGTAGCTCCTGTTGATACAGTGCTTCCAATAGAATTTATGTATGTTAGAGAAGTGATTCCAACACTAAAGTTTCCTTGGACATTATCTAAAACGAATGCATTTGATATGTTTGATGTAGCAGTAACAGTTAGTTTTCCTCCAAATCCAACATTAAGACCATATTCCTTTTCTGGAATAATTAAAGAATCTCCTTGAACATATCCAAAACCACCATTAGTAATCGTTACAGTAGCAATTCCAGAACTTACTACTCCAATTGTTGCTTGAGCACCAAAACCAACTCCCGTTTCACTTTCTAAGGAAACACCCGTAAATGTTCCATTTGTATAACCAATACCAGTGTTAGCAATACTGATAGAAGTGATACTCCCTGCAAGACCAACTAGTTTACCAGTGGCAGTTCCTTGTTTAATTTCAAGACCAGTGGTTATTCCGGTGGTGCTGTATCCTGTAGACCCAAGGCCAACAGTGATTCTCTTAGAAAGAGGCAAGAACTGATTACTTCCAGTTACAGTGACTTTTTTATTACCAAGAGAAAGTTTTGGATTAAAGAATCTAACAAGACCTTGTGGAACAAAATCTGCTCTATAAAGTCTATATTTGAGATCTTCTAGTTGTGCGGGAGACCAAGTTGATCCGTTTTGTGACTTAAATAGACTTCCAAGTGTTGGTTGTGCTGATATTCTAACTCCTGTTTGAATATCATTAAAACCAAGTTCAGAAATAAATACTCTATACTGAGGACTTCCTGAAAGTAACACTATTGTAAATTCTGAGGTTTGTTGACTTCCAACAGGAGCATTGCGAACTTCAAGTTGTTGAGGGCCTGGTAAATACACTGGAGATGGGAACGTAAATCGAGTTGCAACTGAACCATCTACAGAAAGATTTACTTGGTCTGGATCTAAAGTAACTTCAGAGAAAGGAACGACCATATTACTAGGAACACCTGCGATCATAGGTCTGATTTGAAGTGTTACTGGTAAAACTTCATCCTTTGTTTCAAAGAAAACTTCAACTGAAGTTAAAAATACTCCAGTATTATCACGGACATAGAAAGATTGTGCTAAAGGATCATGTGTTTCCCAAATTCTAACTTGATTTTGTCCTGCAGTTTGTGTCTGTGTTTGTGTTACTGTAGTTGTATTTGTGGTTGTATTTGTAATAGTATTTGTGTTTACATTATAACTTTCTAAAATTGTTATATTTCTAGTTGTAAGGATATTTGTTGCAGTAACATTTGCAATTGCAGATGATGAGAAATCTTCTTGCGCGGAACTTTCATTTACTCTTGTATTTGAAATGAACTCATTATAAGTCCTTCCAATATCTTGTAAATTTGGAGTGTCGATAACAGTGAATGTGTTTTTTCCATTTACCCATTGAGGATTTCCTGGAACATTTGAATCCGGAATAAACAGAGAACCAATAAGTCTTCCGCTGTTATCGGAAAGTAAACGAATATTACTAATTCTAGCAACAGCACCAGAGGTCTTTCCGATTAATTGCATACCTTGACCAATCTGACCATAAAATTCTACTTCTGATGGAAGTTCAAGTGCTCTTGTGTCTACATTTAAAAATGTAGAAGATTCGGTATAATTAGCGGGAATTGGTTGTTGGTTATATGGATTCAATTTAAATACATCTCTAGAAATATTTCTCACAGTGCCATCAGGATTTAAAACTGATCCAAGAATAGGAGAACCATCAAAAGGTCCAGTTTTATGATCTGGTTTGCAAAGTCTGAATCTTATTCTTGCTGATGGAAAATGAGGATCACTTTCTACAGTTTCTCCAATTTGGAATCTACCCGAAATCATTTGAATTTCAAGTAGTTTTGGAATTATATACTTACTGACATCAATTCCTTGGAAAAAACTATAGAATCTAGTACGAGGTCTTAATCCTCTTACATCAAATTCTATATTTCTACTTCTCAAATATCTAACTACCTCTGTATAGTTAGATATGGATTGCGAAGTAGTATCTGCGCTGATAATTTCTTCAGGAACAATAATTGTATTAATATTACTTGTAGAAGTAGTAGATGTTGTAGTATCACGAGATTCGGTTATTTGAGTTCCTCCAGACTGTCCTGGTGTAAAATTAATCAGAACTCTTCTTGATCCAGTATTAGTGTTTATTTGCGTTATAAATTGAGATGCTACATCGGGAGGAAGAAGACGATTAATTAGATCGCGATCACCTTGTCCTATTCGGTCTTTAAAAACTTCTAAATGCAGAGTACCATTAATTAGACCTGATCCACCAAGAACTCCATTTGCTCCACCTGCTCCAAGAAACCACTGAGATTCCCTTTTTGATCTTTCTAGAGATGCAGCATTTTGTATTGGTATTCCACCAATCGTTGATACATTAGCGAGAAGATTTCTAGCGTTACTAATCCAATCAAAAGGAGGAATTCCTGTTTGTGAATTTGGAGGATTAAAAACAAATACTTCTCTATTAACAGTGACATTATTTGTAACTGTTAAGTTCTGGTCTGCTCTGTCTACTCTATTAGTTACTTCATTATAACTTGTTGTAGTAACTGCTTTTTCATCAATCCAACTATCCATTGGTGGATTGAGTGTAATAAATCCACTCCAATATCTAACTAGGAACGGAGTAACACTTTCAGTTTTAGTTGCATAAATTTGCTCAAAGTAAAGAACTTCATTATAATTAAGTGTGAGTAAGTCTCCTGTTTTTCTAATGTTTGGAGATCCCAAATCAGTTACATAACTTTGGTCTGCATTTGGATTAAATGTTTGACCAACTCCACTAATTGCTTCAGATCCCAATTGTAAGTCTAAAGAAGTAGTATAATGTAGTGGTCTTAATGTATTAGAACTTGTATCGATACAAGATTTGAACGCTGGATTTTGAAGGTCATGATATTGATGAGAACTGAAGTTATCAACAAAAAATCCGCACTTAAATCTGTCTAATCCAGTTTCTGCATCTTTAATTGTAAAGTTTTCTGTTTTACTTTCAAGCATCGATAAAGTAGTAAATCTCTCAACTCTTTGAATTCTATTTTCAAGTAATGCAATGTCCGACATTCTATATCTCTTATGTTCAGACATATCGACATTTACATTTTTTACGTCATAAACATAAGGAGGAATAAAGATAGTTGCAATATCTAATGAAGTGTCTTTTAGTGGTGGTGGAATTGGTCTTCCTGATGGATCTCCTTGAACAACTTCAAATGTTCCATCGCTGTTCAAAAATACTCTATCAATTCTACCAACATAGTATGAGTATGAAAGGAATAAATTCTCTCCGGGAGCAAGAATATATTTTGAATATTGTCCATCACTTGCAAAATTTCTTGAGTCAAATTCAAAAGGAGATTTTGAAGTTCCAGAATATGGAGCAACTCTTGGTCTAATATCAATAAAATCCATCAACCTTGAGTTTTTATATAAAGGAACATTATTTTTAAAGTCACTTACAGCGTAACTATTTGCGGTAATAATTTCTCCAGTATCTGTAGAATCAATAGTATAATTTTGGAATATAATTTTTAACTTTCCTTTTGGTTCTTCTATATTATTATTTCTAATAATTCTTGAAAAATCATAAAAAGTATCTCTCTGTCCATTATCGAAAATAAAATTCTGAGTGATATTTTTATCGCCCAATGTTTTACTTGTAATAACAGATTCTTCTTTCGAATCCTGTCCTAAAACGATTTCATTCAATTCAAATTGAATCGTATTTAAATAAGTATACTCTAACTTATCAGAATCAATTTTTGCGGTAATAATAGCTACAGCACCTGAAGTTTTACCTTCAATTTGCTCACCAACTACGTATTTTGTATTTCCAGATGCATTTCCACTAATTTGTAGTGTTGGAAGACTTGGATTAGAAATTCCAGTTGATTCATAAACACCAAGAACTCTTACTACATCGGGAAGATTTAGACTGATTTCCTTATCTTGAACTCTTGTTCCATAGATTTGACTATAAGTTAATCCATCGTTTAGAGTTGTAGTTCCAATTCCAGATGAAACAAATTTTGAGTTAGAGACTAAAATTGAAGAAACTTTATTTAACTTTTTAATTTTTGAATTAACTTTAATATTTTTAACCGTTGCAATTAATTTTGCATTTGTGCCGCTAGATTTTGTAAGACCATTAAATGTTAGAGTTTTTCCATCCAAACTTACATTATACTTATCCGATCTCATTGGTTCTATAGAACCATCACTATAAGTTATAACAAATCTATCTTCATCAAAGGAATCAAAATAAATATCAGTATCTCCGGGATCGATCGTTACAGTAATACTATTTCCAGAAAATGAAGCAATATTATATGAACGTCTTTGAAGAACTTCGTTACCCTCTAGAGTAACAGAAGAAATATTATCCGCATTTAATCTTGTCAATAATGAAGAGTCTTCTATATTAATAGAAGGTGCAATCTTAATTATATTTGTAACTTGGAAAGTTCCTGTTTGTAGTTTTCCATTACAAACACCAGAAACTGTTGTAATTCCTGCAATTGTAAAGTTAGTTCCGCCAGAACCTACTGCAGTTACCTTATTATAAATTGGATCACCGGTAAAAGTAGTACTTGCATATGAAACAATGTCACCAACTTTTACAATATTAGTAAATACATTTTCAAGACCTGCAGATACAAGTCCATTATTAATATTAAAAGTTGTTCCTGGTTTTGCGATATATGATCTTCTTGTTAAAACTAAATCTGCATTAAATGTCGTTACTCCAACCTGAGAATAAACTGATTTAATATCAGAAACTGAATAGTCAGTTACTGAATCAATTAATCTACCATTATCAATTCCATTAATTATAATTTGTTCATTCTCTAAGAAATTGCCGGTTGTTTCATATAATGTTAGTGTGGTACTACCAGCAGAGACGGTACTCTTTAGATATCCAGTTGCTTTACTTTTCTTACCTTCAACAAAGGTAGGAACTGTAAGATTTGTTGAAAAAGATGATGTGAGACCAATAGTTGTAAACGTCTGAATATCAAAAAGTCTTAAATTTAATCTACTTGTATCATCTACATAATCGCTTTCAGGAACAAAATCATATATTCTTGCAACTCCAATAGTTGTTCCTGCTGCTACATGAGAAGAAACTCCAATACGAGAATCCATCAAACTTATTGTAGCATCGGTTCCTAGTCCAATGGAAGGAGCGCCATATCCATTATTAACTACTACTAGATTTCCTGCATTATAAGGAATAACTTGATTCTCAACAGTTTCGGTAGTTCTTGGTTTAGGAACATCTAAAAGTCTTGGTGCGATAGTTTCTACATCATATCCATTTACATATGCCTTTCCTGGTCCAATCTGATAGATCATCAAATCTTCAGATGGATTATTTCCTTGAACGGTCTTTTGGTCTTTGAAATATATACCGTTATTTAAAACTCTATCATTTAAACTATCTCTAACAAATAGTGTAAAAGGTGAAACAAAATAATTGCCAGACTCATCAAAAGTTCTTCTTGCTAATTCGTCTCTAATTAAATTATATTGTGAGTTCTTATTAAAGAATTGTGGAACACCGTTCTCAACTCTTAAAATTTCTACGAAACTATCAGTTTCTGTATCATTAATAGATTTTTTAGATAATTCTAATGTAATTCTAAATCTATCTGCACCAGGTGCTGCATAGTTTGAGAATCCCTGAGCATTATCAAATAAAGTAGGATCTTGATCTGAAGTTACAATTTCTTCAATAATATTAAATCCAACTTTATATGATGGAGTAATAGAATACTGATCAAGAATAATAGTCTGTTCAGATACTCTTGCAAAAGTACCTCTTACAAAATAAACTCCACTTGCAACTGAAACTGCAGATCCTTCAGAAATTGCATTTGTGGATATTGTATTACAAATACCTTGCCCAACTTGAATGGTAAAGTTTCCATAAGTTAATTCACTTTCAAGTATTAAAGATTCTGAATTTTGAAATGTTCTGCTTTCAAAATCAGCACCACCACTTTCTAAGTATTTTAAGTATAAAGTATAATTTCCTCTTTCGGATTCTGTATTTTTGAGTAAATAAACAACCTCTGCAGAAACTCCACTAACTGACCCTCTAATTTTTTTACCAAAAATTTGATCAAAATATAAAGAAATTGGAGCACCATTAAAGGTAGACTCAATTTCTACGGCATAAAGTGGATTTTGATATTTTAACTGTCCAGGAATTACAACAGATCCTTCTTTAAAAATATGTTTACCGTATTGTTCGACTTGATTCTGGAGAATTGACTGTAATGTTGTCAGTTCTCTTGCTTGAATAGGATATCCCGGTTTAAATAAAACTTTATAGTAGTCTTTATTGACATCAAAATCATCAAAATATGGAGAGACGTTGAGGTTAGTTTCCTGTGGCATAATTCTTTAGAATTGCAAAATAACTTTGATATCTTCTTTTTGGTTTTGTGACCTGGTAATCGAAGGTCTATTATCGATGTAAATAATATTTCCTGAGTATTTTTTAACCTCTGGATTTGCAATACCTTCGATAAAAAATTGACCAAGATTATATGTTCTATTATTTATTGAAGTAGACACCAGTAAAAGTTTTGTCAATGTATAAGTTTGTTCCTGTTATAAATGTTGTGCCACCAGTTCCAACAGAACTAGTGAATCTATTTAAGTTAATACCATAAGTGGGTGAGGAATTTTGAGAACCATCTGTGTTAAATCCAGCAAGACTTTTATCTTGCCAGTACTTTAAAACGCCCGTATTTTGATCATAAGAAACTACTCTACCAACAGCAGTTGTTCCTGTACTTATAGTTTGAGTAAATCTTGAATTTGTAGTAAAAGTTGTGCTACTATAACCTATACCAGTAAGTCTTAAAGCATAAACAGCACTAGCTTTATCAACATCCAGTAATGAGGTTGAATTATATGTTTGAGGATTTTCTACAATTCCAACTCTGGCAATTTTATTTCCCGTTATAAAATCTGGATTTTCTAAATCATTTTCAATTCTAGAATAAATTAAAACATTATAAGCACCCAATTCTCTATAAATGTCTGCACCATGACCACCTTTTGGTGGAATGATTACATTAAAAGTAGGAGTTCCATTTAATCCAGTACCAATAGGAACATTTCCTCCTACCAAATCAACAGTTCCATAAGTATATCCACTGCCACCTGATGAAATTGTCACTGATTCTACTTTAGAATCGTTGTTAATTACTATTGTTGCTTTGCCACCTGTTCCATCACCTTTGATTGGAACATTTGTATAAGTTCTATTTGCTGTACCAACTCCAACACCACGATTTGTTATTGTAATTATTTTAAGTTGATTATTTGAAGCAGCGGCGTTATTTCTAATTGCTGCGTTTTCTGTACTTGTTTCCCAATTTTTTGGAACAGGTATAAAGTTTACAGTATCAAACTTTACAATGTCACTGGGTTTAATTGTATAAAGATATTTCCAAATATATCCATCGCCACTATCACCTGCAGCCTTTGGTTCTAAATCAGTAAATGTTGGCTCATCAAGTGAAGGTCTTCCTGACGGATTTTCTGGATCTGTTCCATTTTGGAGACAAATATAGACTTTGTAGTCACTGTTTATGATATAATAATTTGCTGAGTAAAGACTAGTGGCACCAGATGGTTTTGATGTGTTGGTTCTACTAATGTCATGGCGATACATATCATAAATAGTTCCTGAAGACCAAGTTATTTTTCTAACAACTTGATTTACATCGGATACTTTGATTTTCTTCAGTGCAACCATAGTATCCCAATAATCATTTTCTTGGTCAAAACTATCTTTGGGAGCTGGAGGATTGCTTTCCCACCCCGAAGAGTAATCCGTTGCATTAGTTAAACCAACAAAAGCATAATAAGAATTTGACGAAGAAGTTGCTGCAGAAACAAAATTCTTCGCATTCAAAATTCTTAATTGGTCAGTTATAATTGCAGACATTTTACCGTTTTTTATCTATTTATGAGGTTGAATAACCAATATACTTTAATCTATTATATCTTTGGACTATTGGTGAGGTTGAAATTCCACCCGTATTTGCATACGTTGTAAACTGTTCTGGAGTAGAACGAACTGGCGTTAAGATTCTTCCCCAACTATATTCTCCATAGAAACCACTAAATCCAAGACCCGTTAAACCATTGTATCCAGAGACACTCACCGTAACTTTAGCAACATTGGTAATACCAACACCTGCCACTGCAGTTTGTGCGATTGATACTGCAGCAACTTGATAGATATTATCTATGAATGTTGTTCCTATACCTACAACGCCACCAGAAGAATTAAGTGAAGTTAATCCCTTACCTACGTTTGATTTGGACACTACAAAGTAGTAACCTGTTTGAATACCACTAATTCCTGTTGTTGCAATACCAACTTTTACAGTTTTGCCATCTCTTAAAACAGAATTATTTGGAATAAAGAAATCAAATACAATTCCAGTTGATGCAACACCGACAGAAGTGGTATTAATACCAGTAATTAGTCCAAAGTCACCATCATAAGAAACTTTATCAATGACTTCATAATTTAATGATGGAGATTCAATTAAAACGGCAGGTGGTTCAGAAGAAGAATATCCAAGTCCAGAAGTTGTTATTGCAATTCCTGTCACAACTCCATTCGATATTGTTGCGGTTGCTTTTGCTGTATTTTGTGATACTGTCGTTCCAAAACCAATTGGGCCTGCAATTGTTATGGTAGGTATAGTTGAATATCCAACTCCACCGTCAGAAATGATAATTGAAGAAACTGTTCCTGAAGAAGATACTACTGCTGTGGCAGCAGCAGATGTTATATTATCTTGAGATATAATAAGGATTTTATTCTGTGGTTTTTCTGTTGTTCCATCATGAACATATTCTTTTTCGCTATCAAAGAATGTCTTAACGCTTTCTACAAAAATAGAAGTAGATCCTGTGCTTACATTTTGAATAATGTTCGTATTTGGATTTATATATGGTTCATAGATATTTCTATCTTTAGCTACATAAGATCCATTTACAAACATATCTTCAGTTTGTCTACACCAAGTTAATGGTCTTAATAATGCATCAACTTTGCTTACTCCTGGACCAGGATAAAGATTAGTATTAATTACATCCGAAGAAGTAATTTCTGTTACAACTCGGTCATTTTCTGTCAACTCGATACTTTCGTCTTTTAAAGAAACACTATCACCAACTTTAATCGTTTCCAATATATCCACATTTTGTGTATCTAAGTCTCCAGTACCTCTATAGAATAATATTTTTGAGGTGTCTCCTTCTTTTGGAGCTTCTGTAAATCTTAAAATACTTCCTCCATTAAATGTATAACCACTTCCAGGCACTTGAAGGACATCGTTGATAAACACCAATAGAGTCGCTTGAACATCGACATCAGATCCTCTTCTGGATCTAATTGTAGTTTGATTACCATTAATAAGAATCGGGAATGTTTTTCTATTTCCATCAAATAAAGAATCTAATGGATCTATAACTTGAAGTCTTCCAACTGTCCAAGCGGCAAAATTATCAGACTTGATTTTATCCACTGTAATTTGGAATTCTGAGAAACTTAAAGAAGTATTTGTTGGTATTCCTGTAGTTCCTCCAATAGAAACTGTTAAAATCTCATTTTGTTTGTATCCATAACCTAAATTTTTCAGTTCAAATGAAATTACACTAGATCCTTGTCCAACAACAATATCCGCAACAAGACCTGTTCCAACACCTGATGATGATTGTGAACTATAAATCAAAGGAATATTTGAATATGACAACGGATAATCAAAAACGACAATTGGTGGATTTGATGATGTATAACCAACACCGGGATTAGTAATGGCAACACTGACTATGTTACCATTACTAATTGAGGCAATTCCTACAAATTCAATATTTGAATCTTCACTACCTATTGCCTTGACACCAACATTTACAATAGTTTGAATTCCTACTCTGTAACCAGACCCACTATTTCCTATACTAATAGATTGAATTGTTCCTGCTGTCGATACAATTGCAGTTCCACCTGCAGATACAAGTGGTTGATAACCAAATCCTTGAGTAGAACCTATTGATAATATAATTCCACCTCTAGGAATACTCGCTGTGTTTACATCATGAGTCGCTGCTGAATTTCCAATAAAGGTAATTGTTGTAATTCCGGAATTTTCTACTAAATTATAATTATCAATAATATTTGGTGCATTTGGACCTTGGAATATATTATTAATTAAAACAATTGCATTGTCAGTTGATATTCCAGTAACATTTGATCCATCTGTTTTTAAAACAAAAGTTTTATCTGAACCATTAAAATTATCTGAAATATCATCAAATATGTAATTCTGTGCATAAGGTTCTGTTGATGTATTTTCTTCTCCAGATCTTAAGAATACTCTTCCAGTAAATGTTGCTCCAGTAGCAATTCCAATATAGTCAAGTTCATCGGGTCTATTTGTAGGATTTAAGATAGGTACTTTACCATAAGGTGCTTCATCAAAATAAAGTGTGTTGTCAACTATATTATAGTTACCAAAAACTTTTGTAACGAGTGCAGATGAAGTATGTGTCGATAGTCCAGTTCCCAACCAAGGTCTTAGAACAGAAATTGTATTTGTACTTCCAACTCCAACTGAAGTAACCCTCATAATTTCATTATCAATTTTTAGCAAATCTCCTCCAAATATCGTAGAAATTCCTGAGATAGTTATTAGAGAGTCAAAAAGTCCGACATTTTTAGAAAGAGTAGTCGTTACCGCTGTCGATGTAACTGGCGATTGTATTAAATTATCAATGCTAATAATTGATTTTTTATTTTGATTTTTAGAAGTAAATATGTGAGAACTTCCAATTCCTACCGCAGTTATATCTAAAACATTTGGAATAGATTTGAGTGCGTTAGATGCTGAAGACGCTACTTGAACATCAAGATCGTTGATTTTAACGATATATAATGTTGAAGGTAATTTATCCGTTGTTCCAATACCTGGTATAGAAGTTGTTGCAATTCCAATAGAATTTGATCCTGTTCCAGAATAAGAATATTCAACTTCTTCACCAGTAACAAAGAAATGGTTTGGAATTCTAATAACGTCAGTATTTGTTCTTACTACAGAAGAACTGCCTCCATCAAAGTATTTTTGGAAGATAGGATCATTTTTGTGAGTTAAGTTAAAACTCTTTTTAATATCGTTATCTGTTCCTACATAAGTTCCATAATCATAATGTAAACCACCATTGATTAATGACAAGTCAAATGTTTGATCTGATAACTGAAGTGCAACTTGAAAGACCTTAACATCAACATCAATATTTGCAATTGGTGTAAAATAAGTTTTTGTATGTTCTCCCAAAATACCTGCAGTTGTTATTCCTAAAGAATTTCCAGAATTTAAGGTTCCAAATTCCAATATATAACATTCGTTATTTGATAGATCTGTAATTGTTAAAAATTCAGAAATTTGATATTGAGAATTTGTTTTATCTTCAATACTTATTATTGAATAAGAACAATCATTCTGAGGTAATCCAGAATTAAACGTGCTAGAGTAACTAGAAATTATATTTGCTACAGGAGAAGTACTTGCTGCAATTGATACTGATGAAGAATCCAAAGATGCTCCCCCAATTGTTTGTGTACCAACCCCACTTAAACTTGTATTTGCAAGAGAAACGTTAAAAGTATTAACCACATAATCAACAGTTGTAGAATCATTTGGTATTAAATCAATTAATACATTATTTCCAGAAATGTATGCATTATATGTTCCTATTCCTGAAGTTGACTTTGAAATAAAATTGTCAGTTGTTATTTGTCCATAATCAATAAAGAAAACCTCAGATCCATTATGAATATATGTAATTTCATCATATTCATAATAAGAAGAATCTGTTGCTCCAATTTGAACTAAAACTTTTGATGATCTATAAGTAGATGCAATACCAACAATTGTTGTTGAAGTATTAGTTCCTGTCGGTATAGTAGTTGTATTTGTTCTAATACGAACAGAATTTCCTAAATCAACTGTTCCAACGCCACTAACTACATCATTTAATGAGAATGATACGTTCGCAGTATAATAATCATTGAATTTAGATTTTATTGGATAAAATAGTAAGTTTCCTTCTGTTCCAGTAATATTAAAATCAAAAAATCCCAAATCATTTGAGGAATTAACTCCATACTGATTTAAAAATCCATTATTAGTATCATTAACTAATGATACTAAAGAAACTTGAACTTCATTTGATAATTTTCTGTCTTTTACTAAAATAATATATTTTTGAGATCTGAAGTCACTGAGAGTGAAAGAATCGATAGTGCTGAAAGATGTTGACCTTGGATTACTGTTAAATTGATTTGAAATATTATCAATCATTAATACTTTATTTCCAATAGATTCAATATAATCCTGTATGATTCTAGAATTAAAAATTATTTCATCAGAAGAAACAATTCCATCAATAATCAAATTATTTTCTCTTGCAAGATCAAAATCTTGTACACAGTTTAGATCAATAAATCTCGATAAATCTGCAGTGCCAGAAAAATCACCTTGGTTTTGATCAGTCGAAATTCCAGAGAAAATTGGATTTGATTCTATTATTAAGTTTCCAAATTTTTTAAATCCTGCAGTGTGGTTTAAATTACTTACAGAATCATTCCAGGTATCTAAATCTTTTTGAGATTTGAGAGCATAAGAAAAATACTGATAGTAATCGCTATCATGAATTCTTTGTAAATTATTATTTAAAAATCCAGTTTCTGTATTCCATCCTTTTCTTAGTTTAGAATATGAATTTAAACCATAGTCAGAATCAAATTTTATTATATTTTTAATTAGTGATACTGAACCTAATGTTTTGCTTCTTATAATTTCATTTACTTTAAAATTCTGATCAGTACTAACTTTTAAATATTGATTGATAGGATCCCAAAATTCTACCGTTCCTAGAGCAGAAGATGAATAAACATCCTCTCCTCTATAAAAATTGTTTTTCTTAAGAACGGGGTTAAATATTGGAAAATGTGATTGAGGTATTATTTTTCCAGAAGAGTAGAAACTGTTGAAGTTTCCTGGGATTTCTCCATTTGAAATATATTCAGATAAACTGTAAGTAACAATTCCATTTGCTCCTCCAAGTTTGGGATCTACAGATTTAACTGTAAATAATGCATAATCATAATTTGAAGAGTTATATCCTTTTTCGGTTGTCGCTATTCCAACACTAGTTCCTTCTATTAAGACTTTTTCTCCAACAAAAAATGGAAAATCTTCAGGGTCACTAAAACTAGAACCCAAAGTCACAGTAACATCTTTTGTAGAGTTATTAAATACTATATTTTTAATCTTAATTCCATTTGAATTATTTACTGGAACTATTCTTGGAGTTGCTTTACTTATCTCTGTACTATTTTTTAAGATAGTAACCTGAGAATCTCCTGACTGATAAGTTAAATCAACATCTTTGATGACTTTATTTGTTAGTCCATCAATAACTACTAAATTTGGTGGAGTATTATAATTTCTACCAAAAGAACTAATTCCAATATAATCAAAAGATGATAGTGAATCAAGAATTAATATTTCTGGAAGATTTGGTTTTGGTCTTATGCTATAATCTGAAGGATAATCAAATCCAATATCTTGAATTTCTGTAGATACAATTTTTCCAATAGAATTACTAATAGGATTTAAAATGGCTCCAGTTCCAGAATTTGATGCAATGGAAGTGATGCCCGGAAGAACACTATATCCTCTTCCACCATTTTTCAAATTAATTTCATAAATTGATCCTATTACTGAACTTGAATTTGTATAATATTCTATTCCTGTAGAATATGAAATAGACTCTGGAATCTCTAAGATATTATATTTAAATGATTCTGTGGTAACACCAACAACAACATGATTTCCATTATATCCACTTTCTAATAAAGTAAGTTGATTATAACCAGATACATCACTATCAATTATAATTTCTTTTTTAGTCTGCGAATTAATATTTAAGTTAATAGGAATCAACTTATAATACAAATTATTTGGAACATTATCATTCAATGATAATGTAACTTTTGCTGTTGAATCAATCCCAATATTGCCGGTTTTTGTTAACTCAAAGATTGTTGAAGATTCTGTGGTATTGAATTCTTCTATAAATCTTTCGTCCTTATAGAGTCTAAAATCAAATGCAGAATAAGTAATACCAGCACCAATAAATGATAGAGATGTGTCAGAGAGATCAAAAACTACAGTTTGATTTTTTATTAAACTTATAGGTGGATTTATTGAAGAAATAGTTCCGGGTTGTGAAGATGAAATATTAATAACTTCAGGAATTACTTTTGTTGCTTGATAATAAGAATTGGATAATTTAATTTTATTCGAATCAATAACTACAACATAGTAAATTGCATGATTAACTAATCCAGAGGCGGGTGTTGTTGCAGTATAGATAACTTTTTGTCCAGTATAATATCCATGATTATTAATTGTAATGATACTGTTTACTATGTCAATTGTTGAGAAAGTTTTTGGATTTACTACTAATCTTCTGTTATAATCGTTGTACTTAACTGTAATTGTTGTTGAAATTCCTGGTTTTACGTTAACTGTTATGTTATCGAGTAAAGATAATCCATGAGTTTCTGCTGTAGAAACAGTTACTACATTTTTACTAATTTGTCCAGATAAAGTGTTTGTATAATTTGTTTTGAAACTATGAGTGTTTCCAGTTCCTACAGAGGTAAAATATAAAATACCACTTTGAATTGTTGATCCAGCAGAAACAAAAGTACCGGTTGATCCTACACCAACTTTAATAGTTGAAATACCAATAAGATCATTAGAAATTTTTGCAACATAAACAATAGATTTTTCACCTAATACAAAAGAAGAAGATCCATTAGTAGAAACTGATAACCTAGTTCCACCATTTGAAGAATAAATTAAAGAATCACCAGTGTTTAAGTTGTGATCCTTAATATAGATTGATTGTGTTGGAATTTCTAATATATTCCATTTGTTAACGTATGCAGTAACGCCTACACCAGAAAGAGAGGACGAATCAAAATTAATTTTAATTGAAGTTGCACCAATTCCAATTATTTTTTGTTTTGTAGTATTAAAAGAAGTATTTGTTGCATTTACAATATCAATGTATCCACCAGACTTATAATTTTGAAGATCTGAAAGATTATTAAAGAATAAAAATGTAGTAGATCCAGTTCCTATTGATACTTGATTGTTAAAATTATTGACACTGACAAAGAATGTAGAATTTATACCAACACCAGAAGTAGTTCCAAGTCCAACTGACTCATTTGGATTAAAATAAAACTCTTTATCAATATCAAAATTATATGAGGTTGAAATTCCAAAATTAAGTTTGAACTTTCTTGGTTTTTCAGTAAGAGCAATTCCCGCAGAATATGAAGTTACTCCTGTAGTTCCATTTTGATTACGAAGAACTCTAATTCTTGATGATACTGGATCAATATTTAAAACTTTAATCTCTTCGCTTCCAATTTGATATATATCATTTTCTTTAATGTTTGGAAAACCTAAGTTACCAGTAACACTAAAGTAAGTAACAAGACCTGTATATTGTGCTGATCCAACACCAGAGATTAATGCTAAATTATTTGCGTTGACAGTTATATTTCCAGATTTTTTATAATCGTATTTGCCAGTAAATGTAACTAAGTCATTGTTTAAGTAGTTATGTGGGACCGAAGTGAATCCAATAAACTCTTGATTATAAGGATAGAATTGAACATCATCAAAAGATGAAGTGGCAACACTAATTTGATTAACTAATTTTCCTTTTATAAGTGAAACTTTTGCTTTAGCACTTTGTATTGAAGATCCACTAAAAATAACTTTATCATTCACTTTATAGTTCTGTCCTCCAGTTTCAATTCCTATAGAATCTACGGATCCAGTAGAAATACTTTTAACAATAGAGTTTTGAGATTTGATTGTATTTGGATTTAAAATGTAATCATATAGAGAAATATTATATGGACTAATATTTCTTCTCCATCCAGTCTGATTTATATCAATATTGTCTTGGTTGGAAGTGCTTTCAAAGTTAAAATTAATTGGTCTTGATTTATATGATGGTCCTATGACATAAGGAAAAACTGGTTTTTTGTAATTTTGAAATAAACCAGATGATTCTACTAGACCATTATTAATGGACGTGAAGTATGCATACACGCCATTTGGATATTCCGGAGTGATTCCAAATCTTCCATTATGTTCATCTAAATCTCCATTACCATCATAAATATAGTCCTCTACAAAAAGTCCTTCCGAATAAATTGAAGTACTTGGTCTAGATGGATCGTTAATTATGTTTTGTTTTTTTACATATCCCGGAACTAAACATTTTACTGCCCCACCAGTTTTAGATGAATATCCATAAGGACCATAAATTGGATTTCCATCATATGCCCATCCAATTATTGGAGAGTGTGCATTTGAATCAAGTTCTTTGTCATTTAATAATTGTAAATCTTGTACATATACTTTTTTTCCATCTTTAAATCTTGATCCTTGTACAGAAGACCTCAGATTGCGTGGAGCATATGCATGAGTATATTCTAGACCATATTCATTATTCAATCCAGTCGATAATATTCCATCATCCTCCGGTATTTGAGAATTTTGTATTAATCTTTCAACTAGATTTATCTTCCAAGATTTTATTTGTGCTTCTAATTTAGCACCACTTCCGGCAGGTATTACATCTATTGAAGTATTTGCTGATCGATATCCAATTCCACCATAAATTACTTTTACTTCAACCAAAGATCCATTTGAAAAAATGGGAGTTAGTATTGCACCCACACCAGTTCCATTGATTTGGAGAGTTGGTGGAGAATTATAACCACTTCCAGGGCTATTGATTAAAACATCAACAATTTGACCATTTGATATAACAGGAGTTAATTGAATTCCTGAACCAGAATTAAAATCAAATAGTGGTTGACGGTTATAGTTTATAATCTCTTCAGATCCATATTGCTCACCACCAGATTGAACAAATACAGATTGAACTTCTCCTCTAAAAACAGGTTGAATAACTGCATTAAAGTCCTGTCCAGAAAGTGTAGAAACCCCAATTCTTCCAGTAACAGTTACTTGAATTTCTGGATAATTAAACTTATGTGTTCCACTACCAACAGAAGTTAAATCAATATATTGTTTAGTATCATAGTAAAAAGAAGTTGTAACACCTACAGTACCAATTCCAAGTTGAGATAGTCTAAAATGATTATCATCTACTCTAGTTACATAATAAGATGTGTTAGATGACAGACCTCCAACAGAAGTTTCTGTGGCATTATATACAATAATCTCACCACTTTGATATCCATGATCTGTTATCGTAATAACGTTAAGTGCAGTATTAATTCCACTTACGCTTGTTGTTGTTAACTTATTTTGATAATTAGTACCACTATTTTCTATTACAATTGATCCAATTTTTTTCTTTTTATTCTTGGATTTAAATGAATGATTTCCTACTCCGTAAGAAGTAATTTGAAATGTATTAATACCGGCAACAGCATCTTCAAATGATCTATGAAGTTTTATGTTAAATGCATCTTGAACCGAAACATAATAAGTGGAGTTTGTAGAAAGACCACTTATTGTAGATATTCCACCAACAATAGGTGATTGTCCATCAGTAACATAAACAACCTCTTCTGCATCTCTAAACTTATGATGACTTGAAAAACCAATTGTGTTTACTGGATTTAATTTTACCAGACCGGCAGAACCTTGCGAATTGAAAGAAACAGAATGGTCAAAACTAATTAATTTTGCAACAGCAGAAGCACCCGATCCATTTCCTCCAGTAATATTAATCTTAGGATCTTCCAAATAGTCAAATCCAGGATCAATAATATCAATTCTTTCAAGTCCACCTATAACTGAACAATGTGCTTCTGCTCCAAATCCAATAGGATCAGTAATAGTTACTGTTGGAGTGTTAATAATATCATATCCAGATCCAGGTGCTATTGGAATAATTTTTTCAATTGGACCATAGTAAACATTATCTTTTGACTTATAATTGAGAACTTCAATACCGTTTACAAAAATACCAGTTAATCCAGGATTTGTTTCATAAGTATTTCCATCATTTTCTGGTGATGAAATTTTTCTAATTAACTTCTGAGATTCTAATGCCTGAGTGCTTAAATTTCTATAAGTAAAATCAGTTAATTCAAATTTTGCATTTGTGACCGTTCCATCAACAGAGACAAAATTTTCTGTAAAAATATTTGTTCTACTTCTTGCTAACTTTACTTGAGTATCACTTACTTTTTTTATAAAATATACACCAGTTGATATCCCTAAGGTATTTGTTGGTGATGGTTTATAAACTATTGAATCTCCTGTATAAAATCCATGAGAGATTCCTAAATCTAAAGTTGTTCCTTTTGTTAAGTCTTCGACATCATCTGGCACAAATGTTCCACTAAAGACTATTGATCTATCATTTATTTTTAAAGTTCTATTCAGATAGGTTGGAAGTGATGATGCAGAAACATATAAAGATTCATCATTCTCATAGTAAATGTTCTGAATATTTGATGTATATTGATTTACTGAAGGATAATTTTCCGAAGATACTTTTGTTATATTTTTTTTAGCGAAATATAAAAGACTTGTATCTAATAGTATATTTTCTGATCCAAGTTGAACAGTAAAAGATTTTTCATTGATAAAGGAAATAACAAATCCAGTATATTCTACTCCACTTGAAGATAATAAAGAAACTGAATTACCTATCTTAAAAAAGTGATCATCATAAAGATTGATTATGTAAGACTTATCTGAACTATCTAAAAGTTCTATAGATTTTACTTCATATTTTACTGAAATATTAAAAAACCAGTTATTTGACTTATAATCTTTAAGATCTATACCAAGAGTTTTTATTTTTATTATATCTTCTTTTGAATAAAAATGAGTATTATCTGGTAAATTTAATTTAGATAATACGCTCATTATTCTAATTTTTACATTTTCATCTTTTGAAGATGCAAATCCATTTGTTTTTATTTCTGTAGATTCTGGAATATCTTGAGTTATTCCATTGCATTCTAAAAATTGGTTTAATGTTTTTTTCGTATAAGTAACACTTAAAGATGTTCCATTTTCCAAATCAATGACAAGATTTCCATTTGTTTTTGGAAATCCTACTGTAGAATCAACTTCTAAAGTATTTGAACCAGAGATTGTAGTTAAAATGTTTTTTGTTTTTGGATGGATAAGAAAATTTCCGTAAACAGATCCTACTGGTTGTATATCTTTGTCGTAGTCTGAATCTAAACTTATGGTATAATAGTCTTTTTCACCTCTTCTAATTTTTTCTACTTTGGTTACAGTTCCTTGTGCAATTATTTCTCCATCAGAATCTTTTTGATAAAGAGTTTCATTAACTAAATCTTCAGGATTACCTTCAATTTCTTCTACAACCAAGTCAGAAGTAATTCTATATTGTGCATCAGATGGTTGAATTAAATAATCTCTAGGTCTAATAACTTCAACATTTTGACCATACAGAGCACCAAATAAAATCTTAAAAGAATTATCAGTTCCTTTTGAGGAATAAAAATCTATAGATTGCTTAATAAAAAGATTTTCATTTAATTCAGAATATAACTCTCTTTCTTCAAATCCAGGAGTTACTTGTTTTTTAACTTTAATTAAAAATTCTTTTAGAAAAAGAATACTTAGATTGGATACTATTGTAGATGCGCTATGCTCTTGCGCTTCAGTTTCTGTAAAAGTTAATTCATCTTTTGTTTTATAAGAAGTTACACCATTGAATCCACGCACACATCCTTCAAAAGTCGTAGAGGTTTTTGAAGTATATGTAATGACTTCAGAATCAATTAATAAGAGACCATAAGATTCTGGAAATCCCGCAGTGGAAGTTACATTTATTGTGGTATCAAAAAAAGTTACATCAGATATTAATTCGGTTGACTCAATTAGATTAGTTAAAGTATCAACTTTAATATATTGATCAATGTTTTGAAGGATATCACTTACGTTTCCTTGACTTTCTAAAGAAGTATAATATTGTGATAAGAATTCGGAAACAAGAGGAAACTCTTCTAAAACAAACTGAGGTAGTTGATTTTCAACGATGGAATTGATTTTGATTCTGGTTTCTGTCATTTTATTATATTCTTACGAGGTCTCCGTTAGTGTAACTTGATGTAACTTTATATGTTGATCCAGATATATCTGAACCAGAAGAAATTTCATCCGACAACATATTTAATACACTTTTATTAACATCTAATTGCAAATATAAATCTTGCAATCCAATGACATCATTTGATTTTGGAACAGCAGAAATTTCAATTATTGGTTGAGAAAAAGAAGTTTTTGAAGTAGTACTTATATTCACTGGATATAATCTTATCTCACCCTTTACATAATCAATCTTACCAACATTCTTTCTTACAACTATTGGTTGTGTTGCAGACTGTAATTTAAAGAAAAAGATACTTCCAGTTAATCCATTGGAATCTGGAAGATCTGACATATAAAGAGTATCGTTAATTCCAGCAACACGGAATCCCGAAGATTTAATATTGTATCCACTCATATTTTTAATATGAAACTGATTTCCATAACAAATTTCATAATCCGCAAATTTATTAACTTCTGCTCTTAAATCACGTCTCATTATAACTTTGGTAATATTAGATGTAATTGCAGAATTAGAGTCATCAATTATTTTGAGGTACTTACTGTATTTGAATCTTGCTCCATATTTGTTAAGTTCCTTTGAATTTGCATAGTTTTTAATATTATTGAAAATAATGTCTTTTAAATTATTTGCATCATTAGTTGCGTTTGCATTATAATATGCAGTAGTATCCGTTTCTAGATATAGGTATTTGAGATCAATGATTTCTGGAACAATGCCAGCAACTGCATATCTTCTCAATTCTCTCTCAATATTATCTTTAACTTGATTCGAAACAAATGGACCATTAATTGGTTTAATGCTTATAAAGACTCTTCCATATTTTCGAGGTGTTAAGTCCTCGCCACCAAAAACAGAAATAGATTCTGCTTCTGAATAGATTGAAGGTATGATCGTCTCATAATCTGTTGCAGTAACTGCACGATTTTGTGAAGAATACTTTCTTGGTGCGTATTTTTTGATGGATTCAACAGATTCAATTTCTCTTCCATTTTGTGATGAAGAATTTGTTGTAATTAATGAGATTCCTGTTGTAACTACTCTATTATTATTATCTACAATACGTCCATTGAAATTAAACGATGAAATACCATTACCACTTTCTCCATTTGTTACATTATAAGAAACTTCAATATAATTTAAGTTTTCAAGTTTTTTACCAAATACTCCATCTCCAAAAATCAATTCATATCTCTGATCTTCTATTTCTTGGATAAAAAATACTCTCGACTCAAAATTGATATCAAAAAGATTTCTTGACAATTTGTATACGTTTTTAACAGTATTTAATTCACTATCTCTTACAAAAACACGAATAGAATCAACATCAATATTTGCATTATCTAAAATAAATTTTTGATTTGGATTATTTGCATCGACAGTAAAATTATTAATAATATAAGTTCCTTCATAGATATTGATGTTTTCAAATAAAGCAATACCATTTACTACAGGAACAGTAATATCTTGTGGAATTGTAAATGAGAAACTTTGATTTCCAAAAGAACTACTTGAAGTACAAATAACTCCATTTTTAATTGTTAGTGTAAGTGGATTAGTAGTAAATCCTGTCGTATCTACAAAAAATGAGATATTTGCTTTTGATGATGCGCGAGAATGTGGAACGTATCCAATGTTACGTGCAAGAGAGACTACATTTTCTCTTAGTGTTGCACTATCAATGAATACCTCATTGCTAATCATATTAGCATTATATGAGGAAATATATGTATTATATGCTAAAACATCAACCAAAGTTGAAAGATTGGATCCTTCAAAATCATAATCAGTAAAATTCGAATTCGCTCTTAGATACTCGCGAATTGAACTTTTTATTTGATCGAAATCTAGATTTGTAAAATTAACTAGTGCCATTTATCGTGTTGGCTGAAGTGCAAATGATAACTGTTGAGGTAAAACGTCAATGCCTACAATTCTATAATTTATAGTTACATTGAACTCATTATTATCATAGTTAGGAGAGACAACCACCTCAATTAAATCAACTCTTGGTTCATAATTTCTAATAGTATTTTCGATTTCATCTTTAATAACCGATGCAGATATGTCATCCATATTCTCAAAAAGAGAACGACTCACCTTTGAACCTAGATTTTCATTAAAAAACTTTTCTCCTGGATATGTAAATACTAAATTTCGAATAGAGCGAGCAATTGCAGTCTCATTTTTAAGTGCAATGAGGTCATAATTGATTGGATTGGCCTGAAATGTCATACTCAGGTCTTTGAAACCTTTACTGACTCGCTCTAAAGGCATAAAAATGTATAAAGATATAAAATCTGTATTATTTATTCGCCTTTTTTCGATTCATAAAGTGGTTCTGTTCCATAATTCCAGTCATCATAATCCTCATCATTACGAATTTTTGAGTGAATTTCGTTTTGATGATAAAAATCATGTTTTTTAGGTGTCAATTCATCATTTGCAATCTCACGAAGCATTTTTTGCTTCTGAATTTGAGTTTCCCACCCATATTCACTACTCAAATACTGAGTTCCCCACTCATTTCGCATAAAATTTTGATCTTTATCGACTTTTTTGGTCATTTTGTGCTCCTGATTCGTTAAAATCAGAACTTTTTACGGGGTTGCTATCCCGAATATCAACATAAAATCCTCTTCGAAGATAATCTTCGTCTTCAACAAAGATAAAACTATCTATTTGTTTTACTTCTTCTCCTTTCCAAATTGGAATTGCAATTGAATTACCATAACGAAAGTCTGGATTGCGTCGAAAATGCACTTCAATAAGTTTATTTCCAATAAATTCACAGTTAATCCATTCATAGTTTCCTTTTAGGTTGGTTAATACTTCTGGAAATTGAACTTCTTGTTCTATTTTAGTCCATTTTTTCCATTTGTACAGCGAATCATTACTATCTCGTTCACCTAATATTACAAGTTCTGCCTTTTTATCTCTAAAATCAACACTTATATGATTTCCATGGAACCTTTGACACCAAAATTCTGATGGATGAAAGTCATCAGTGTATTTGTAAATCCATTCAATACGAGAAAATCGTCCCATACCAAGTAAATTAATACTTGGTCGGACGATATAATAGTCTGGAGATGGAACAGAGGTCCCTACAGGACCACACAGATACCCCAGAGAGTGTGATAGAAAAAGTTTGTTATATACCCACAAATCATCCTTATGAATTGAATTCCATTCATCTACTGGATCTGTGTAGTACATACGTTAAATCCTGATGGATTGTTTCGATGAAGAGTATAGTTCTTCTGAATACGAATGTCCGAATTTTTAAAAGTCCAACATTCTCCATTACTATCTAGAAAGACAACCCATTCAAGATCATGTTCTTGAGAGCGATCGATCATAAAAAAAGCCCAACCATTACCTTTAGGAGTAATGACTGGGATTTGAGGATTAAGTTGAATCACCGACCTTGACCGCGATACCTCTTCTTACGTCCATTACGAGAGGTTGCACTAAGTAGTGTACGAGCAGAACGTCCTTGACGAGTCTTCTTCGGTGCTCCGGGTTCAAAAATAGTCTTATTAGATCCACCGCCTTTAGCCATTTGTAATTTCCTCCATTTCAATTAAATTAGGATCAATGTCTTCTCCTGAGTAAAAACGCTCTGAGAAGTCTTGTAGGATCTCAGCACAGTCTTCTGCACTGAGATCTTTATAAATTTTACGCCCTTTGTATAAAAGATTGTAAAGTGTACTCATTAGATTACGCGAGTTTTTTCATGTCCAACTCTAATACGAGGATCGCACCAGATTTCAAAGCCCGCCTCTTTTGCATCGAGACAGAATGAAACATCCTCACCACACATATCCTGAACTTGTCCAGATTCAAATTGTTGCATCTTAGGTGCAAACCAAGGATACTCAAGATTCTCAAAGACACCCTTCTTAATCAGAACCCAACCAAAACCAGTATAATCAACTGTGAAAGGCTTTCTGCGCTTTTGAATTGAATCAACGGTTTCATGATTCATTACACCACCATTCTTGCGGAAGTCTTCTTCTTCTAACCAGTGTGCTACTGAGGTCGTGTGACCATCTTCTGTGGCATACCAACCAGCAACAACTTCTTTCTCTTCACCTTCTTCATTCAGTGCAACATCACAGAGTTGCCAGAACTTTTCTGTGTTAAAGACAATATCCGAGTCAATCCAAAGTTGATAATCATATTGTAGTTTACCATCCCAAGGAATTTGCTTCGGACCACGGAGAACATTTGCACCAAGACATTTGCATCGTGCAAAGTTAACCATAGAAGAGTAATCTTGAGAAATCTGAATACTCATTCCATTTTGTACAAGATCAAAACAAAGTTGTACAAATGCTTTTAGAAAAATAAACGAACATCCTCTACCAGGAAGACAGAAGACAATCGACTTACCTTTCATCCTTTCTTTAATCGCATCATAATCCCATTCTTGTTCTTTGGGCTTAGGTGCTGTTGCTTTTACTGTAAATCCTTTTGCCATAAAATTAACAAACCTTCAGATCAATTTTATCAGTCTATATATGCTTTTGTCAATTCGCCTCAATGAGAAGAATTGAGTAATACTTCCTTATTCACATAAAGTTCTTCATAACTTAAATCTTCTTTTGTAAGATCCAAATCAAGTAGATCAACCATTCTGTGCATCATCTCCCAGGTCTCAGAGAATTTACTCTCTGATAAACTGTGATACACACACCGATCCTTTGCATATATGTGATAAACCTTTTCAGTCATAAAAATATTTTCCGGAATTTTTTTAGTACTTTTTATTTTGTAACCGCATTATATATCAGAACCAATAAAAAACCAACAGTACCTCCGAAGATCGTAAAGCATTGCCGTGGATACCTTATTAACCATCCCGCAAAGACTACCTTCCAAAAATTCCAATAAGGTCTACTTTTTTTTCCTCTTACGCGCACCATTTGCTTTTGCTTGACTCTTGTAACTCTTACAACGTTTATCTGGTCTGGACTTACCGTTCTTATGAATCCAACGAGTAAACATTTTTATCTCCGGAAAAATTTTATGAGGTTGATATTTAGAAGTCGATTTGTCACCTCTGTAGGTTAAGGTAGTTATGCTTTTTTATATACGCAACGCCGCCGCGACGATATAACAACGCCCCGCAAATAACTGCCGGATCACTGTCATCGCCAAGCATAACATAAGTGCCCCTCACAGTCAAGCAAGGGGCACACAGTTAGACTACATCAGAACGCGATTTCCTCCAGAGTAGGAATACCAAGTGCCTGCTCAATCATAGGCGACTCGATATAATCGAAACCAGCAACATTATCAGAGGTGAGTGCATCAAGAATCGAAAGAATCTCAGTGCCAGTGTTACCTTGTGCCAGCATCGAAAGCATCACAGACTTAGACATTTTATGCGTTTGAGTGTTAGTTAGTGTGTGTTGAGTGAGTGTCTTTTTAGAGGCGCATCTCATTCCTCTTTGTATACCTTACTGTACGCCTTCGAAGATGTACTTATCCATCAAACTTTCGATCGGACTAGACTGGCAAAGGTTGACGAATTGAGTAACAGCAAGAGTGACATTCAGCTGGTGATCTTCTTCATCAATGTCGTCGCATTCTTTACTCACAAAGTCCTGATAATACTTCGAGCACATACCAATCCGCACAAGATCGCGGAGCATAGTCATCTCTTCATCGTTGAGTTTGATGGTATACTTAGTGGAGGTTTTCATGGTGAAAAGTGTTGATTAGTGTGAAACGAGTGAGTGTTACTTAAGACTGATAATCAGGCAGAAGGCATAACACCTTGGAGCATCAGATTGAGGTTCGTTTCGTTATGCTCAGACTCGATAACTTCGATGTGCTCAACGTTACCGATCATCTGAACATTGTGCAGACGCTCATACCAGGCGTCGAACAGTTCCCAACTCTTAGCGGCACAAAGTTGGAAGGCATTCTCGATAGCGGTGTTCAGTTCGATTTGAGACATTTAAGGTCGTTTGAGTTGGTGTCTATACTACTGATGCACTTTGAAGGGCCCAGTTTTAATCAGCAGTGGCCAGAAGTGTGATAGATCTTGTTGCAATCCTGCATCTGTGCTTTACCTGAACGGCGACTAGATGCTTTCATCTTCACGCCTAAAGCTGACTTGCGGTTATAACGTACTGCAGAGGGCAATACTGTTACACAAGGCACCACACCTGCACTCTGAAGATCATCAATCAGTGACAGGAGTTGTTGAGTGGAAGTCATCAGATGTTTCAGTGTGGTGCTTATACTACTGATGCACTTTCAGGGGCCCAATAGTATTCACTGTGCGTCCTTATGTGTTACCAACGGTCGGGAGTTGACAGGTCTTCCACATAAGCCTCACACCTCTCAGCTGGTTCCAACTTGAATAGTTTCTCCCAGTCAATCTGATGCGGGTCAAAGTCAGGAAACGCGGAGATGTCTAGAGTGATCCTATAACGAACCTTCTGTGCTTGACTGTATGCTACGGACATAAGTGCGCTCCTTGAGTGTTATGGGAGTATTGTAAGATGTCTGAGAGTGGATGTCAAGGTCTGGGGAGTATTTATGGAGTGCCTGTGGATTTTTTCGGGGTATCTGTGTGGATTTTGTGACGCGGGACTTGACAAACTGTGTGAGAGTGTGTTATAGCTTGCAACGTAAGATAACGACCTAGAGAGACATTTAAATCACACATTATTCTCATCAATAAACACTATTGATTCTCAACAAACTAACACATATTGAGAACAAATACACACTCCATTTATGTTTATTTGCACATAAACTTTTCATCCATTTAGTATAGCAACTTACCAGTGTAAAACCTGCTATTTATACATAGAACTAGAGCGTCTTATCAGTAATGAATCAAGGTATCATTTATGCCATCTACAATAAAGAAACAGGCAAATATTACATCGGTCAAACTATAAAAGAACTCAACAAAAGATGGCAAGAACATCTATACGAAGCAAAGAGAATGAGGGATACTCCACTATACAGATCTCTTCGCAAATATGGAGCAGATAAGTTTAAAATAAGAGTGATAGAAGAGTGCTCAGTTGATGTACTTGACGAAAGAGAAACTTACTGGATAAGTGAATACAACTCATACGATAATGGATATAATCAAACTGATGGATCTGGTGGTCAGTATAGAATAAGCGAAGAAGTAAAAGATAAAATAAGCGACTCAATGACTGGAGTTCAGAAGACACCAGAACACATTGAAAATATTAGAAAATCAAAAAAAGGTAAAGGAATTGGTTTTACTATAAGAGGTGACGGTAAGCATAGTCGTGTTAAGATAAAAACAATAAACGTTGATACCTTGGAAGAAACTTTCTATGATAGTATAACTGAATGTGCAAGTGGTTTAGGTATAGCAGTTTCTAATCTTCACCGTAGTATAAAGAATGGATGGAAAGTTAAAGGACACAGAATCATCAAGTTAGAAGATAAAAAGCAAAGTCACGCAATCTATGGCGTCGATAAAGTAACAAACAAAGTCAAATATACCTTTCCAAGCATAAGAGCAGCTGCAAGAGAATTGGGTTGTGGTTGTGACACTACTTGCAGAAGGTCACTCAAATATCCACACAAATATACCTGGAAAGGTTGTTACTGGTTTTACCAATAGACATAAAAAAGAGAGGAAACATATCCTCTCTCTATTGATTCTGAACTGCGAAAGATTCGATTCCATTGACTACTCTATTGCCTAGATTAGCAAGTCCATTGAATCCTACTGTTGAAAGAATGATACCAACGACTACACCAATGAAGAACTTTGACATTATACTAACTCAGCAGGACTTCCACATGAGAGATAGAACTCTACCATACGTTTTGCCTCATCTAATGTAGAGAATGACTGTGTTCTCCATTGTTGTTGATAAGGTGTAAAGTAACGGATCGTGAACATTTTTATTTGATTCAGTTAGAGTGAAGAATGGTGATCATCTTTTGGTGATAGTCGTTTGCTTCTACCTCACATTGATGAGACTGTGTTGCATCTTCGATCTCATATTGTTTCATATCAAGACGATGAATGACGCTTTCTAGAAGATCAGTTAATGCTTCGATCTTTTGTTCGTTAGTCATCACTTTATCAGTTAAGGCGCATACCATTGAAGAAAGGAATTGTAGTTCCATCAGACATACGGAACTGCCAAACATAGTTCTTTTGGAATACACTTTCATTGCCAATTCCATGAGCACGGAGAAGTGCATTAAGACGGCTCTTTGTGGTGTTTGATTGCCAACCACCATCGAAAAGTTGCATCCAGGTATCACCAATCTTAGCGATCAGATTGTTGTGCAGATACACCTCAGATACACCTTCATAGTTGATCACTTGAGTATTGTCTTTCTTCCAGTCAATCTCTTGAATGATTGCCTGATTCATTTGGGATTCGATCTTACGCATGATTTGTTTGTTGAAGTGTTGTGCTTATACTACTGATGCAGTTTCAAGGGCCCAGTTCTTATCTTCAGAACTTTTCGATCCATTGTGCAATCTTTTGCAGTGCAGTTTCCTTATCATTGCACTTGCACTTACGGAACTTAGTAGTGTTCAAACCTTTTGAAATCAGTTCCAGTTTGCCATCAGCAAGACAGAAGATTCCGTAGCGAGAGTTATGAAAGATATTGTTAATCCACTGATCTTGACTATCAGCACTGACCTTAAAAAAGGTGGAAGTGTGATTCGCAAGAGTGCTATTGTCGATGTGAAGGTAAGGAAAGGACATTTGATTGTTGCTCATACTACTGATGCACTTTCAAGGGCCCAGTTTCTATCAGGCAGCGATTGCAGACTCTACACATACCTCACGAGTATCCATGAGAGAGTAATCGAAACCTTCATTCTCTTCTAGATGCTTTTGATAAGCAACAGCAGCAGAGAAGCAATCAAACAAGCGGAGAGATTTGAAGTCTTCACCTTCATAATCAAAACCACCGATGACAGCGTAGACTTTAGACATTTGAGAAGTTGCAGTGTTCATACTACTGATGCACTTTCAAGGGCCCAGTTTTATTCAACATAAACATATTCTCCTTCAGTATGGCAAAACTCCATAAGATAGTAATCAATACTAACACCAATTTCTTGTGCTTCAGTATAGAACTGTTGGTATTGTTCTCCGTTCAGAATGAAGTAATTTGTCTCAATCATCAGTGGTGAAAGTAATAACGAATCAGGATAGATGCGAACAAAGAAAGATTAAGCATTGATGATTTCGTAGTTCAGAGACTTAATGCACCAACCAGTATTGTTGGTAATCGTATCAGTCAATTCATCCTCAGAAGGTGAAGTCCAGAGGCAAGATGTAGTCTCATTGATGATCTCATCTTGCTCGTCTTGAGTGAGATCTTCACCGTCGAAATCAAACTCAATGTTTGTTACTTTGTAGTAGTTCATCGTTCGTTTTGCTCTTATACTACTGATGCACTTTCAAGGGCCCAGTTTCTATCAGGCAACAACAGTGTTCACATCAGGATTGAAAGTAACTTCAGTAATCACATCGAAATCATCACTCATTTTAACATAATTCCAGAGAGTGTCAGTCTCATCATCTACATTTTCCTGATAAAGATGAATGAAACCGTTCTCATCTTGCTTTACATAGCAACCATCATAATTCTCATCATCGAATACATAACCAGATGCAATCAGTGCTTCAGTGAATGTCATTTTGTGTTTGTGTGTTGTGCTTATACTACTGATGCAGTTTCAAGGGCCCAGTTCTTATTGACTGGTGACACTTTCGATCATTTCGTTCACATACTCTTCGTCATAGAATTGTGAAATCTCTTCGATCAATTCATCAGGAGTAGAGCAACTCTCACGCAGATTCATTTCAATTTGTTCGGATACAAATTGCACCAAACTATCCAGATCCATTCCATCAACTAACTGCTCAACATAGTTGGCAAGAAGTGAATCGTATTGTGTTTGAGTAAGTTCCATTTTTGTGTAAGGATTAGGAAGTGAAATCACCAGTTGATCAGTGTAGCTACATTACCAAGTTTATTCTGTTCGTCTACAATCTCCATCGCATGATTATATGTTTTGACGGAGATGTAACGTGCTTTTCCTCTTGTCTCAGGAAACAATCCTAGTTTGTCAATGATACGAACTGTGTTTGAATGTTTCATTTCAGAACGTGACGATAATCAATGGATCGAATACACCAACCAGTGGCAGCTGTGATTTCTTCGATTAGATCTTCTTCATCATCAGCTTCCCAGATTTGACCTATCGTTTCCTCTGTGATTTCTTGTTGATAATCAGGATCTACATCGCCCCAGGTATCATCATCAGAGGAAAAATCGAAGTCGATTTGTGTAACTTGGAATTGCATCATTTGCAGTAGGAAGGATCAACTTGGCAGAAACGATCAGCTTGTCTTTCTTGATACTCATTCACCGTTGCATAAGCTGGAATTGCAACTTTAAGACTCAGAGCAAGAGTAGCAATCAGAAGTGCGATTCTCATTGTTAATCAGTCAACGACAGAGTAGCAAGCAACCCAGGAAGGAATCCCAGAAAGTGATAACGAACCGTTGCGGGCATCGCAATAATCTTGGGCGTCATCTTCGGAGTAGAAAGGTCCAATATACTCGGGAGAATCGAGTGCATTGGAATCGAAGCGAACTGTGAAAGTGGTTTGTGTCATACTACTGATGCACTTTCAAGGGCCCAGTTTCAGTAACCGTTCAGGAAGTCAGCAAGTGCTTCCTGATACTCAGTTTCAGTCTGAAAGTTACGATAACCAATCGTGAGAGGAAAGGTACGCTTTGGAGCAGAAGCTTTAGGCAGGTCACGACCTTTATCGAGAACCTGTTGAGTGTAAGGATTGGAGTTGTAGTTAGTGTTCATACTACTGATGCACTTTCAAGGGCCCAATTACTTGAACACACCGTTGACACCTACAACTTTTGCAGTAGGATTTCGTGCTTGTGCAGTCTCACGCGCATCTTTTGGAGAGTTAGCATACACTTCCTCCTTAAAGACTTTACCACCAACGTATAACTGAACTTCGTATTTCATAGTGTTTGAAACTCCTGTGCTTCTTTGATGTTAGAATTGAAGAACTTTTGCAGAATGGAAGTGATTACAGGTTGCCATTCTTTATCTTTAATCAGGTCACGATTTTGTGCTTCAACAAGAAACTTAAGAATACAAGTTTCTTCATTGGCAGTGAAATTAACGCGAGTGAAAGTGTAACCGTCAGTCATAATCAAACTCCTAGCAGTTCGCGTTGCTCTGGTGTGAGAGATTCAATCAGTTCTTTACGCTTTTGTGCTTTGATTTCTTTCTCTTGTTGTTTCACAAGCATTTCATCCAAAATGTTATCCATTGTGTAGAAATCATAGTCTCCTCCATTATTCCAAGTGGATTCACCTTCGTTATCTACAAAGATGCTTTGATTGTAGAAGTCACCATCAACACACCAATCACAATACAGAGTGATTTTATAACCTTCATCAGTTTGACGAAAGGTTGCGCCAGAAGGAGAAAGTTTCTGTGCTTTACAGAGAAAGTTCAGCAGTTCGGTTGCTTGGATTGTCATAATCAAACAGGGGTAACTTCAACAGAACGGATCAGATTGGTGCGATCTTGTGCTAAGTAATCATCAGCAATTTTACCACAAGATGAACGCGATTTCACAATCTTTTCTTCATACAGGTTCTCATCTTCATCAGGAACCCAATACTCAATCAGAAGACGGTAAGTGTTCATAATCAGTACAGAGGGCAGAAAGAACCACAGAACTTACGAACCCACTGCAAAGTGTCATAATGACTGCGGGGTTTCGACATCACCATGCTTTTGTTTGTTTCAGTGTTGAGAGCAATAGCAACGTATTTGTGGTCACATTCTTGATACTCAGGAGTGATTTGTTGAATGAACATTTGCATCACCTTGCCTTCTTTCCAGTTGGTGACATAGTGAAAAACTTGATCCATTTCGGTGGTTGTGCTCATACTACTGAAGCACTTTCAAGGGCCCAGTTCTATTCACCAGCGGCCTTGTTGGATGAGAATCTTTTTGATCTCGCTATAAATGAACTGACGAAGTTTAGTGTCGGTAGTGTTATCAAAAGCATAATAAAGACGATTCAGATACTCATTCTGTGTGACACCAATGTTACCATCACCACCGATCTCATTGAGTGATGAACCTGCTTTAGCTTTGGGTTTGCCAAAGTTACCAGTGATGTTACCTTGTGTCCTCAGTTTAGGACGAATCTTTGAGAGGTTAGAATAAGTCATAATTCCATCCAGATTTCAAAGATTTAATCATTTCAGACAAAGTTTGTTCGCTACCTTTTAATCTAGGATTGCAACGACGTTTCTCAACTGGAGGTGGATTGTAGAGTTTGATTGTTGATGCTAAACGCAAATCATTCATTCTTCATCCTCCTCATAAGGGAACATTTCATCATACTCTTCGTCTGTGAGAGTAAGATACTGAATATTAGCGTTCTTGTGCTCTTCAGCATACACTAACTGGTAGTGTGCGAAAGAAGAAGAGCTGGTGCTAGCAAACTCTACTAGACCATCAACTAAACAAAGGTAGTTCATTTTGCGTACAGATAACCACCCGACCAATCTGCATTTTGCAGAAGATATTCACGATCTTTGATCAATCGCAGATCATAACGAACACCTTTCGCAGGACTACGCCAGGTTGCAGACTTGTAAACTTCACCAGTGTTCTTATCAATGAAGCAATGAACACTGCGGGAACCGCCACCACTCACAAAGATGACTTTATGATACTTTTTACCAGTCTCAATCACATAATCAATGTCGCTCTTTCCAGACTTAAGTTCATCAATCTTGCGCTGATGATACTCTCTACTACTCACAAGTGTAGTGCAATCTCCATAAGTATCAAGATGTCGTTGATGACCGCGAATAGAATACTGACGATAGTTGTCCTTCAGTGCTTCAATTAGCAGCAGAGTATTCTTGAGAACATTCTCTGCAATAGTTTGTTTTGCTTGTGCTTGCATGGTAGTGTTGCTCATACTATGGATGCACT